TGGGCTCGACTGGATTTGACACCCGAATATGCGGGTTTTTCAGGAGAAGCACGGACGCGCCGTGCAGGGACGCAAGCTAGGCTTGAGATACCACCTTTGACGTCCCACCATGCCCAACGACCTTCTGGAAAAGCTCTACCGCGAACGGTATGAGCCGCTGAAACTTCGTTCCCGCCGGCCCAACACCAAGCGCCTCTACCGTCACACGCTCACCGTGTTCGACCGGTTTTTGGAGCGGCCGTCGCGGAAATCCGATCTCACCAATGAGACTCTCTCCGCCTTTGCCGCGTGGATTCTCGACAACGGTGCGGCGAAGAAAACCTGCAACCGGCAACTGCTGAACCTGCTGGCGCTCTGGCGGTGGCTGCATACCAAAGGCTACGTCAAGGAATGGCCGGACGTGGAACTCGAAACGCCGCCAGTCCGCGTCCCGATCGCGCTATTGCAAGACGAGGTCGACCGCATGATGGCAGCGATCGCCGCGGAGACGCTGGCCGTCGGCTCGATCGAGGCCCCCGTGTTCTGGCGGCCGCTGATGCTGGTCATCTGGGACACCGGAGAGCGCATAGGAGCCGTACTGGGGCTCACCTGGGACCGGGTCGCCCTGGATGGCGGTTGGGTCCGCTTCGTCGCAGAGAGCCGCAAGGGGGCTGCTGAGGACAACCTGCTGCCGATTGCCGCCGATACCCGCGAGGCGCTGGCCGAGCTACGCGCCAAGAGCCGCCGTCGCAAGGGGATTGTTTTTGAGTGGCCGTACCACCCGACCTACATCTACAACCGGCTCGGGCGGATCATGCGGCGGGCCGGGCTGCCCGATACTCGAGAGTACAAGTTCCACGTGGTGCGCAAGGCCGTGGCCAGCCACTACGAGGCGGCCGGGGGCAATGCGACGGCGCTGCTCAAGCACTCCAGCCGCAAGGTCACCGAGGCTTATTTGGATCCGCGCGTGGTAAAGCCGGTCGCCCCAAAAGACCTGTTATTTCGTCCAGGGCAATCAGCAGCCGGCTGACGCACCGCTGTGAGCCGCGAGCGGGGCCTCGGGGGCCGGCTAGGATTCCATCGCGGCCGGCTAGAGTCAATCGACTGATTCTATGTGACTTTCGGTGCGCAAGTCGAAAGAATATGAGGACTTACGACTTGCCGCCAAGAGTGACGCATCTATCAATTACCTATCAATAACCACTCGACTGATAGGTTCTGACGCATCGCGCGCCAAAAATCTTTTGCCTAATTGGTTGACACCGTGTCAGCCGATTGGTATAATCAGGGCAGACGCGGCGAGTGAGCCGCGAACAACTGACCGCTTTTCTCAGGAGAAAGTCACATGGCATCGAAAGAACTGAAAGCCGCGTACAACGCCTCGAACACTCGCCAAGCCATCGCCCGCGCAATTCGCGCGGAAATAGAGGACGGCGAAGAAATCTTGGACGCTGAATCGCAAGCCACGGGGCGCGTCGCCCGCGAAGGTCTGTTTGTGCCTCGTACAGGCGAGCCGACTCTCGCTGCCTGCCAATTGTCGAATGCCCGCAATCGCCGCGATGAGTCGGAAGCAATCATACGCGAACGCTGGGGCATGCCGCCGGCAGTTGGTCAATCGAATCATCGTTAGTGTGCTTGTGCCAACGCCTAGACCGTTCTCAGGTGCTGGCAGTTGCGGATTGCTCAGTTGTTGCGGATTGCTCGCAAGAGTCTTTTCGCAACAAGGTGACGCCGGTTCGCCGGCTAGATCCGCAGGCAACGGACGCTTAGGCGTTCGACCGACCTGGGCACGTCACGAAACTGCCCGTTTCCATGCCCGCAACCTACCTAACCCCCGGCGAAGTCGCCCAGCGGCTCGGCATCAGCCGGCCGATGGTGATCCGGTACATGGATGAGGGTCGCATTCCGTGCGTCACAATCGCCGGCCGTCGCGTCATCGCCGAGCGGCACGCGAAAAAGCCCCAGCCACTCAAGCCGGGGCCGAAGCCGGCGAAGTGACGCATCCCCGCCAGCGCCTCCGCCGCCGGTAGATTTTCTTGACGCGGGCAGGGCGGGCGTTTAGGGTGGGGGGCATGGGAGGAGTCAGCATGCGTGGTCTGATTGGTTCGGCTGTTCTCGCTTGGTTTCTTGCTCAAGCGGGCGATGCACGTGCGCAGGCATTTGAGTTCACCCGCGAAAACAACGCATCGTTGTCGTGGGGCCGGCAAGGATTCAAACCGATCAACCCAAAAAAAGAATCGCAGCTGGCAATCGCCTCCGCGGAGATCGATCTCGACCTCCGCCGCCCTCGCGTCGTCGCCACCTTTGATTTGGGCGCAGCAGACCCGGCGCATTTCCTCTGCGACATCGGGATCTCCGAGGAGCTCTACAGCGTACCACGACAGCCGTCTCACCCGCAGGTTGTGATTGTTGGGAGGCAGCCGCAGAAGCCACCGCGGCGATTCGAGATTGTCGCAAGGGAGTTGCGAGTCGGCGAGCAAGCGCACATTGCATTCTCCACCGGATCGGGACGGAGCGAGCTTGTGGCTGGCTTGGTCGTCAACGCCAAAGAGCGTCGTCGTAAAATCACAATCACTTTGGAGCCGGTATTCTCGATCGCAGACCCGCCGGACAGTATTCCACTCACCGTACAGGGCGTTGGCAAGGCCCGAATGCAGTTGGAGCGGGCGAAGCGCGGCCTTGACAGATTCGCCGACGCCGCGTCAGTCGAGCCATCCCAGCGACAGTATCTGGAAGAGGCTCGCACGCAGCGCGAAGTAATTCGCCGACAACTCACATTGATCGCCAGCGTTGGTGAGTACGCCAAGTCCATTCATGACAATGGGTCGATCTACGTGCGCGGCTACGTCGGCAACGCAACGCTTAGCTGCGACGTGCGGTAGCACGCCACTTTCTATCGGATGGCGTTGCTCCTCGGGAAGCTATGGAGGTAGAATCGAACGCATGAGCGAGCTGGACAAATTTGCCGAACCCGTCTTCGTGCCAGATGCGCCGTTCCCCGCCCGCGAGGAGTTTTCCTGCGTGGAGGCGGCGATCTGCCTTTCGATGCAACGCCTCGGCCGCAAGCTCACGGCAGAAGAGCGTGAGAAGATCGTGGCTTCTTACATCGACGATCAGCCGCAGATGCTCTATTATGATTTGAGCGGCCTCGTCTTGTGGCTCAGCCACGACGACCCACGGCTGGCAGGGAAGCTAGAACGCTGCCCCGTCGCTACGATGGACGCCACCACTCCATGACACGCCGGCCGAATTGGTTTAGCTGATTCGATCCGCGCAATCCCGGCACCACTTCACACTCTCGTCCGAAAGCGACTTCCCGCGATTGAAGATTGTGCATCGACCATGCAAATCGCACCCCCACACGGTCACGAGCACCGTCTCGCTGCGGCATCCGCAACCGAATACCTGGATCAATTCAGCCGTCGGATCAACTAAGTGCTGGCATGGGTCCAGCCGAATCGTCGTTCGTACTCGCGCGGGCTGGCAGCGGCGGCGAACTCCATTGGGCGCTGACTTTGGCAGCGTTCGATTGCAAACCCGACACTGTCGACCAATATCGAAATCGCAAAACGTCATGACAGAAGCGTCGCCTGAAAGGTTCCTCCGGGGAATGGCTGCGGTGCAAATTGCGAAGCCCCGATTGCTACCTCATTGCAAGCGAAATCGATAAACGTACTGCCTGTCGTTGATCCCAGGGACTGTCCACCGGCGGCGGCGAAGCTGCCAGGGCAGGTCTGTGGAACACCCGGAACACCAGTGTGCCCCATCGAAGCCGATGCTGTAGTACCGCCTCCATCAAAGGCCAATTGAAACATCGAAATCGCGCTCGGGGAAAACCAACGCAGAGAGCACGGCGGCTGATCACCAATCGAACATTCGTAGTCATACAAGCCTTCCTCTATTCGCGGGTCGGACCCTGTTGCCGCTTCGATGAGCACTGAACGCCCTTTTATGTCTTCCAGCGATTCAAGGCACACTGGCAACACAATCAAATCACCACACTCGATTTCGACGCCGGTGCACAGCAGTTTTCCGTCTCTCGCAACAACTCCTTTTGCCATCAGGAGCACCCCCCAATGCCGATCAGTACACACGTCTCGCCATCGACGCCGACGACCTTCATGCTATCGTCGGCGTCTACTTCGGTGAATTCTTGAATCACCTCACACACGTCGTTTGTAATGGTCGAGAACTGCAGCGTCCCATCGACGGACTTCAAAACAAATTCGCCGGTCTCCGGGATGTCGAGTGCCTTCCACACCCCATTCTCGTGCCAGATGACTTGGTGATTGGCAGTCGTGTATCCGATGAGCGTCTTGAAGTCGAAGTCGTCGTTATCGTTGACGAAGAGCTGAAACTCGGTCGCGCTGTAGCTTTGTAGCGACGCCCATCTCCAATCACCCTCAAAATGAAACAACGACTGACAGACCGCCGTGCCGTTATAAAAGTCGGCAGTTTGCCACTTGGCGTCGTTCGGATTGGCTGCGCTGGCGAAGTGAATCCAAAACTGCTGCTTCGTGAGGTCGCGGCCAACCGCTGGGATCGCAGGGTTGCCGGTGATCATGTCGACGTGAATCACCTTCGGCCCAGTCCCAATCAGGTCGATGCAGTAGCCTTCGCTCACCGTGTCGCCCGAAACGATGATCTCCTGATCGATGATGATGTCGCCGATGATGACGGCGAATTCACCGGCGTCTTTCCATTCTGGCGGTGAGCTGGCTTCGTGGACGAGAACCTGATCGTCGCCCGCCACGTAGTTGCCGTGACCAGTGAGGTCAAATCCGGTCAGCGAAAAGAAGACATACGTCTCACCCATGATCGTGCCCGGCCCCGCGCCGAGAAACTCTACCGGGTAGAGGCCGGGGCCTGGCGGGTACGGGAACGGATTGAAGATGACCGGCGTCGTAGTGATGCCGGATCCCACGGGCAGAAAGTTGTCGAAGTCGAGCGACTCATACGCCGTGCCGCCGATGCCGTCGGGCAGCATGCGGTAGACGGTGCCTTCGACGGTGCCGGGTCCGCCGCCCGGCGGATCGCCGCTCGCCGATCCGGCCACGGTGATCTTCGCGGCGAATTCCGGAATGTGGCCGAACGGCGTTTTCATCGCCTCCCAGTCGACCGTCTCGGCAGCGACGGTCAGATCGACCGCGGTCGACTCGGCGGGCAGGTTGTCGCCCGTGCCGCCGTCAAGCGTCACGTCCTGCCCATCGACGTCCGTGACCGTCATGCCCGTGCGCTCGTTGCCTCCGCTCCAGGCCACGTCGACGGTCTGGCCAACCAGAATCCCGTGCGGATCGTCCGTGACCGTGATGGCGGCCGTGTCGTCGTCGGTGCGTTCGGTGAGCGTGCCGTCCGGTTCGGTTTCCTCGAGCGACGCTGCGCCGGCGTTGTAGATCGCCCAGACGATGCCGCCCGCGTTGACCGAGAGATTGGCCGGGGAGTTGACGACGCGGATGGTCGCGCCGGGATTCGAGGAGAATTGCTCCAGCGGTTTCTGGACCGTCATGCGGAACGTCGACGTGTTGGGCCGCACGTCGTCGATCGCCACACCCCGCACAATCTGGAAGTGGTCGCCGATGCCGCCGCCCCCGCCCCGATTCCGCCGGCCCCGCTTCGGCCGCGGCTGCATGCTGGCGAGCCTCCGATGGTCCTCCTTGATCTTGCGGATCGCATCGTCGTCGAATTGGTTGAGATTTAGCGCCAATGGATGTTCCTACAATGGCATGAACGGCATGCTGTTGAAGTTGGCGGCCGGGTTGACTTGCCAATTTCCAAACAACGGTGTGCCGCCATCGGGCAGCTTCGTGCCGTCGGCCGCGAGCAGTACCGGCTCTTGCCCCACGTCCGTGTATTGCTTGTTACCATCTGCGTCTTCTACGAAGTCGCCGCCAACCTTCGTGAAGTGCAGGAAGCCTTGCTCGACGGGGCGGCGCAGCCAAGTCGCCGGCTTCTCCGCGGGGTTGCGGATGGCGATCTCATAGACCTCGGTAAAAAACGTCGTGCCGCCTTCGGTCTCTTGTCGATGGCTGTCGACGCTGCGGCAAATCGCGGCGTGCTGCGGCACTACAAAACTGGCGTCGCCGAACACGTCCCAGGCCGATGAATTGAGAGCGCCCTCGAATGTCGCTTGATGCGCGAGCACAATGCCGAGGTTCGCCACGTTGATCTCGACAATCGGCACGCTGCGGCGACGCTCGACTTCCACCGGGTCGTCGTAGCGCTTGTTCGCAGTATTGACAATCGGATCGCCGTTGATGTCCTGGTCGGTCAGCTCGGTGTAGACCTCGCGTGACCAGTTGACGACCGGCGGCCGGGAGAGCGGATCGACGTCGGCCAAGCCGGGATTGAAGCCTGGCTCCAAGGGCATGAAGGTCACGTCGATTTCGTACAGAAATGACGTGCGGTCGACTTGCTTGATCTTGTACTTCCGGGCGTAGCTAAAAGCGTCCGTGTCGCCAAGATACGAATAGGTGCTCCATAGGCTTGGCAACGGATGCGGGCTGGCGGAGAGTGCCTCGTTGGCCAGTGCCTTCGGACCCATTGCGCCGTCGGTCTCAACTAAGTAGCGCAGCGGGTAGACGCCGCGATTCCGATCGTCGGCATCCGCTTCGGCGATGTACTTCATCAAGGTGCAAGAAGTGACGCTGGGCATGGTCCTACGCGATCGAGTGCATGGTTACGTTGACGTCGCCCAGCGAACCGGCGATCGGCTTCGCCTTACCGTCGCGGATGTCCTTCAGGACTTGCAGCATTTCGCGCGAATTCTTGGCAACTTCGCTAATTGGCTCCTTGCGGTTCCGCGTCGCGTCGAACGCTTCGCGCGAACCCATTTCGGCAAAGCCCAAGTGCCGCTTGGTCGACGACGTTCTGAGCCGGTCGTCCCACTGAGTGATCATCCGCTGGATCGTGTCCTCGCCAACCAGGCCGTCTTTGAACAAGTCCATCGCCCGGCCGATCGACGCCTGCGCCTTCTCGGCGTCTGTCATCACGCTGCGGAACAAAGAGTCGGCTTCGGTTTGCAGCTTGCGGTTGTTTTCTTCCGTGATTCGTCGCTGCCGCTTGGCGGCTGCGTCCATGTTCCTGGGGCCGTCGATGAGCAGTTGCTTGAAGCCTGCCTTCGCCAAATCGTTGAATCCCTTTTCGGTCTTGTCGGCTAAGTCGGTAACTTTGACGCCGGCGGCCAAGGATTGCGAGCGGACAAAATCGAAAGCCCCGCCGATCTTCTCCAGCGCCAACTCGGTGGGCCGGAAGTTCTCTTGCTTCCTGAGGAGGGCCTCGGTTTCAGCGGCTTCTCGCTCAGCTCGCACGCCAATCGCCTTGATGATGTGCGGCACGCTCGCCTGGATTGGGTGGAATCCGAGCTGCCGTTCGATGGCTTTCCCGGCCCCGCCGAAATTAGGATCGTTGGCCTTGACGCTGCCGAGAATGTCTTGCGACGCAGTGCGGAACTTGTCTTTCGACATTGAGTCGATGACGTTCTGCCAGGCGCTGCGGGTTTTTTTGACTGAGCTGAAGCCTTCCGTATCACCCGCAGCGATGCCTGCCGCCAGCTCCAGCGCATTGGCGACCATGCCTACCGGTTTCGGGCCCATCGCGTTGACGAGTCGCTCCCATTCGCCACGAGTGCTGTTGAGTGCTTTCTGCAAATCGGTGAGTGACTTATTGGCGACCATCTCTGACGTGCCGCCCGCATCGCGCAACGCTGTTTCATACCCGCGAATCTTGTCGCTGGTCCCGATCAACGATTGCGTGAACGCGATCGACTTGTCGGTGAAGCCGAGCGTGAGCAGCGTCGACTTCTTCTGCTGGTCCGACAGCCCGCCCAGTAGTCGTTCGAGGTCGCTCACGATGTCGGCCATGTTGCGCATTTCGCCTGCCGCGTCGAACACTCCGACACCAGCCGCCTGGAACGCTGCTGCGTTCCGGATCGCTTTGGTCTGCAAGTCGCGCATCACGATATTGAGTGCGTTGCCTGAGTTGGCGCCCTTGATTCCCTGGTCGGCGAACGCCGCCAATACGGCGACGCCTTCTTCGATGTCCTTGCCGACGATCTTCAGCGCAGACCCTGCTTTGTTGGTGAGAGACTCGCTGAACTGTTGCACCGAAGCATTCGCCAAAGTGTTCGCTTTCACGAGCACGTCGGACACCCGATTCATGCCTTCGAGGTGCTTGGTCGTGTCCTTCGAGGCGATTCCCAGAGCGGACTGAGCATCGGTCACGAGATCGGTAGCCAACGCGAGATCGAAGTTACCGGCCTGGGCGAACTTGGCCACGATCGGCATCGACTTGAGGGATTGCTCGGCATTGAGGCCAGCCGACGCCAAGAAGAAATACGCTTCGCCGGCTTGGTGGGCGGCGAACTGTGTGTTCTTGGACACGTCGAGTGCCGCGTCGACCATGTCGAGCCGCATCTCCTGGGAGACGTTGCCCATGATGGCCAGCGAGCGGGTCATCGTGCGATTGAGCCGCTCGTAGCTCTCGACCGTCTTTCCGATGGCCGCCACGGCTGCGCCGGCCGCCACCATCGACCCGACCGAGAAACCACGCACCGCTATGCGGCCTTTGTTCAGACCGCGGACCAGCGGCCCCGTATTGGCGACCACATTTACCGCTAATGATCCAATGGTGGCCATAAGTGACTTGCTGGATTGCGGTTAGAAAATAGTTGTGTGGCCCGTCGCCGCGTGACTACGATGGGTGAATGCCCTGGACTCCTCGATCGCCTACCGCCGCCCGATTTGTTGGCATTCGTATCGCGCAGGCCGTGCTGTCGCTGTGTGGAGGTGTGCTGCTCATTGTTGGCGTGTTCTCGTTTCTCTTGCTTCTGTTCCAACCACCATCTCTTTGGTTTCACCAGTCTCTCTTTGGGCTCGCCTGTGTGCTCACTTCCGGACCGTTCTTGGCGGCCCATGAGCTTCTGCAAATCGCAATCGAAGTCATCTCCAATCAGCAGCGACAAAACGAGTTGTTGGGTGATATCGAGGCCGAGCTTCGGCGGCACCACCTCTCCCTTGAAGCTCGAATGCGCAACACACCTAAACTCCGCACAGCATCCGGTTCCGGTGCAGCGACTCCTCGGGGGTGAGGTATCGCGTACCCTTGGACGTTCCTTTCTTGCTCCGGCGGTAGTAGTCGCGAGCTTGCTTCACCGGCGGCACTTCTCCAGTCAAGTAAGCGTGGACCGGGGCGAGTGCGTTTTCGTGCGCCGCTGCAACCGTTCCCGCCTGCCTCCAATCGTCACCCCACGGTTCGATTTCATGCTCGGCGATCCACTCGAAGAATTGCCGCGGCTCGATCTGGCTCAACATGCCGTCCACGTCGAGCGTGTGCGCCACGGTCCGCGCTAATTTGATGGCGAATCGTCGCTCGGGGTTGCGCTTGAGTTTTTTTTGACGCTCTCCACCGTCTCGGTGAGCCCCCAATGGCGCTGGATGGCTGCCGAGAGTCGATTGACGATCCCCGCGTCGCGGCGCATCAACGAGGCAACATGCTCTTCGGAGAGCAGTAGCTTGCCGTCTGCGTCGACCACTGCAAACACGATGAATCGGCAGTCCATTTCGGACGATGCGCGGACCCGGTCCGACTCACGTTCGGCTGAGAGCGAGCGGGCAATCTCTTGTCGCTCCGACTCGAAAATCGACCGGAGCCGCACGTTCCCCAGCCCAGCGATGGGCTCGACGACGTACCGACGTTCCTCATCGCGAATCAGCTCCGCCAATCCGACCAGTGCGCTATTCTTCGTCGTCATCGTCGTCCTCTCTCGCCCGCTGCGTGCGCTGAGCATCGGCGATCAGCTCGGGCGTGACGCCATCCGGGTAGCGCCCCGCTTCGCCAGGTACGCCGAAAAATCCGTCCTTCTCCCGAATCGACTTGATGACATCGAGCGTCTCCTGGACGCGGTCGGGCGCCATCTTGGGGACCAGCGGGCAGAACGGCGCGCCGTTGTGACGGCCGACATAGCCGATCCGCTCGCCGCAATGGAGCACTTGATCCATGTCGGTCGGGATCGTGATAATCCGATTGCTACGTTTGTTCTTTCGCTGTCCGACGAGCTGGCGCAATTCATAGTCGCCATGCGTTCGCGAAGGCGATTCCTTTGTCTCGATCATCAATCACACTCTCCTTATTATGGTGCAGCTGCAAGAACCGGCTCGCCAGACCACTTTACGGTCACGTTGGCCATCATCACTTCGTTAGTAATCGCGCTGCCTTCCTCGTAACCGGTGATAAAACCGGTGCGAGTGACCGTCTCGCCGCCGGGGTAGGTCTTGATGATGGTTTCTGCTGCTCCGTCGATTGGCGGTAGCGCCGCCGTGTTGAAAAAGAACGTGTATTGGCTCTCGCCCGGATCAACCGTGTCGCCGGGGATGAACGTGTCCCAATCATCGGTGAGCAAGTCAGTTGTTGGCAAAGACGGCCGGCTCATACTGGCGCCGCCTAATTCGGTGAACGCAGCCGTAAAGCTGCTGGTTCCGAAGGAAATAGTCGAGAGATGCCCGGATATTTTGGAAGCCATGTGTTACTCCAATGGATCGGCGTGGATGATGTCGACGTCGACACTCGCCCGCCGCAAGTAGTTGTCGCTGCCGTCCTGGGGTCGCATGCCCAGGTTCGGATCGAATCGAGTCACGATGGCCGATTGAACTTCGAGACCATTCGTCACGAACGTCCCGCTGAATCCGCTGAGTAGTGACCGCACGCGAATAGCCAGCTGCTTGACGAGAACCAGACCGTCCGGCCCGTCGTTCCAAAAGTCGAGTTGCACGTCGGTTTTGCTAACGCCCGTCTCGCCCTGTAGGTCATGCAACTGCTCGGTGTACAGTTCGCTGAGGATCCCGTAGGGCATCTTGTTCGACTGCTGGCCGCGGCCGATGTCGAGGCGATTGTCGAGCTTCTGCGCAATGAATGCGTCGCTGCGGAGGAAGCGGCAGAATTCTTCGAGGATCGACATTTTCTATTCAACCAAAGTGCCTGCTGAACGAGCGGCATCAATGTCCGCACGTGAAGCAAATCCGCCGGCCACTCTCTGGAATCGTCCACTAGCGTCCCGAAACACCGTCGCGCCAGACGACTTGGCCTTTGCTCTTAGTGCCACCATTCCTATTGCGGTTCGCAAATGCTGCCTAAAGGCCGCAAGGGCTTGCGTCTTGTTTCCCTTGAGCGCCTTTCGCAACGGTGCCACCGTTTCGATGCCCGTTTCCGGGTCGCCGAATTCCAGCATCGCCGGGTAAAACGCTTCTTCCTTTCGCTTCTTGTCGTAGCCAATCTCGCCGCCGCGTTCTTCGCGGGTGGCGATGACCTTGTTGCGGTCCATGTACAGTTCGTGACCGTAGCGAACCCGGCTCCGCTCGACGGCCTTGACGCGAACGGTTTCACGCATCGCGCCGGTATCTTCGTAGCCCGACGCCCGCACGATCTTCCGGTAGGCGGGAATCGTGTAGTTCTTGATCGTCTCCCTGGTCGCCTTGCGAACTGCCTTGCGGACTTCGTTGTCGGGGAAGGTCCGCAGGATCAAATCCAGCTCCTTGTCTCCAGTGACAAACGCCGCTCGCTTGGCCATTACGTTCGCTCGATCACCATCAATTCCAGCTCCCGATCCATCTCGCCGACGTTGATGACCGACACAACGTGGAAGATGCGAAAATTGTCGTCGTGGTCGGGCTCCAAGGGTTTGGGTTTTTTGTATTTGGCGATCTTCAGTCGACCCTTAGTCGTCACTCCGTCACGCCAGTGCGTGCAAACCTTGTGGCTCACCACCGCCTGCAGCTTCTGGGCTTCGATGTATTCGCTTCCTCGCAGCGGCTCCAATCCGATGAACGCTTGAAACGCTTGCTGCCACTGGCCGCCAGTTCCTGTGACGTCGTCGATCGGGGTTCGTCGCTCAAAAATCGCTCGCTTGTGGTACTTCACGCATAGACCGTCCATTCCACGGTCGACAGCAAACGGTCGGCGCACTTCGCCGCCGCCATCAACTCCTTTTCCGAACCGAGTCCATAGAACTCTGTCAGCTTCTGCTTGATCGCTTGCTTGGCGGTACTGGGCACCGCGTCGGCCGATGCGTAGCCGGTCGTCAACGCAATTCGCCAGGCGTCCTCGCGATCCGCCGTGGCGGGCAGATCGATGCCCGACGCCAGCCGCAACACGCCTGCGCCTTCTGTCGACAGCTCCACGTAGTAGTTCGCAGGGTCAAGTGTCTGCTCGTCGCCGGCTGCGTCGAGATACTTCACCGAGTCGACGGAGATCAGCGGCGGCCAAGGAAACTCAACGCAAATTGGGAGCGACTCAAGCGTCATCAGCCGCTCAACACCCACTCGCAACGTTCGCTGTGTCGCCCGTTCGCAGTAGTCGCGGGCCGATGCAATTAACTCAACAATCTCGCCGTCGAGGTCGCTATCCAGCCGTCGCAAGTGGCGCTTGGCTTCGTCCAGACTGATCGGTTCCGAAGCCGGCTCGGAGGCAATGGTGAGGGCAGCCATCGCTCATCCTTATGCCGTGCCCTGGACAGCCAAGCCAAGGTCTTCGCCAACGACTGCGGCAGTACCTTCGCCGACCGTGCTGGTGCCGGCGCCATGGGTGACAGGCCGATCTTTTGAATGGTACAGAATCGCGAACGCACACTCGTCGCCGGCGTTGGTCGCGTCCTTATTGACGTTGAGTTGGTAGAATCGCTTTTCTGGAATGAAATCGATGTACCTGATTTTGTTGTCGTCGGTCCCCGCGACGACCTGGGAAGAACCGAGTACGTCCTCCCCGCTATCGAGCGTGGTTTCATTCGTCTCTACGTCGGAGCTTTGCAGAAAAATGTTCTGCGTCGCGCTGTTGTGGACGGTCAGAAACTTCACGGCAATGAGGCACCGACCGAACCCGGCCGTGTCGATGACGTCCGACGTGCGATCGGTGGCAGCGACTGTCTGCAAACCATCCAGGATTGATACGAACTTGCAGTCCTCAGAAAGAACGCCAAGTGGAGAAATCATCTTATTGCTCCTGTGAATGTTCGGTATTGTTATCAGGCGGCGGTCTTGAGCCCGATGTAGGCGCCTGCGGCCGATGCCGTGCCAGGCTCATAGATTTTGAAGTCGTAGCGAGCGGTCGCCTTCAGGGTGACGACGTCTCGCAAGAAACCGACCGAATCGTCGCGTGCGATGCGCAATCCCATGCGGTCGCCAAGAATCGCCCCCATGCTGAAGTCACCAAAGAAAGCGGCAACCGTTGCTGCCGCCGTCGTCGTCGGCATGAAGTGCGAGAAGTAGACCGGATAACCCAAAAAGTTGCGCTGGCCGCTGTCGCCCACCTGCAAGTTTTGAATATTGTTTCCGGCGGCTGCCGCCTGGATCCTCAGCAGCACGTTCCAATAGAACGCACGGCTGCAAATAATCGACGGCATGCGGTCGAAGCGGTCTGGCAATAATCCGAGCCAGCCGGTCACGTCGGCGATGTCGATCTCCGCCCACGTATCGTGGCCGGTAGCCGCCGTGCTCACGCCACCAGCAGCCAGGCGATCCTTCAGGCCTCGGACGTTACCATAGGTCGACGTGCCATCACCGTTGATGAACTCTTCGTCTTCCTTTAGCGCCAGGGCGTAACCCATCTCGCTGAACGCATTGTCGGCGATCGACACCAAGGCATCGTCGATCAGCTCCTGCGAAATCTCGCCAGCGCAGGCACGCTTGCGGCTGATCGTCTCAACCTGAGACTTCGTCATGTCGCTGGTGGTTATGGAGTTGGCTTCGCCGGGATAGTAGACGGTGTAGCCGCTACCGCGCTTCGGAAACGTCATCGTGTCCGAGGTCATCTGCTGGACGTCGCAGACGCGCCGCGCGATGCCAACCTGTTCGCGCACGTCGATGATCGTTGCTGCAATCGGCGCAGGCACCAAGTAGCCTCCCGACGAGCCGGTCTCCGTCGTGGCGGCGTTGGTAACTTCCCAGCCGAGCCGGTGGCAGTGGGCTGCGGCGCTCTTGTCGTCGCGGTTGTATTCGCGCGCGAGGACCGAACGAAGCCACATGCCGGCGTTGAAGGCGTCCTTCTCGCTCGCGAAAGCCTTCAGCTTGGACGCTTTGAGATAGATTCCTTGCGAGCTCGGCTGACGATCTTCCGGAAGCTCTCCGTTGCGCGGTAGCACCAGCGGCTGGCGCAACTGCGGATTGTTAAGATCGCCTTCGATACCTTCGAGGGCCTTGAGCCGATTCTCGCGAAGCGACACCTCCTTGATTGCCTGCTCGCGATCTTCTGCTTCGGAGAGCTGCTTTTGGAGCACCGCGATCTCGCCTGTCTTCTTTTCGGTGATTGCGTCGAAACGCTTGGCCTCTTCGTCCGTCATTTCGCGGTTGGCACGATTGGCGGCCTCAAAGATGCCCTTGGCCTCGAAACGAAGTTGGTCGATCTCTTCGGTGAGAACTTTGACAGTTTTCATCCCATACCTCGCGGCTGTGGCGCGCCAACGAGGTAAAGCGCAAAAGAAACGGCGCGGCCCGCTGGCACACCGTTTTTGATTTGGTGTGCGAGCGAGCCGCGCCGCTGTGATAGCGAGTTGACTCACTGTCGATCGTTCCTGCCGCTAATGGCTAGCCGCGCAGGGACGATGAGAATGTGATTTGTGTGATTTGAGACTAGCCGATTTTAGGATGCTTGTGCGCGGGTTTTTGTGGTATCGTACCACTTAGCCAGCCGCAGCAGTCCGGCCGCGCCGACGCCACACGTTGGACGCCGGCACGACGCGGGTCGTCGAATAACCGCAACTGCACTTGAGGTACTGCTGCTGCGACTCTCCGACCCGCTTGGAGGTGCGGACGGGGATCAGTTGCTTGCACTTCGGACAGTTCAACTCGCATCCTCCGTATCTTGCTCGTCCTCCCCTGGTTCATCGGTAAGCGTCGGCACAAACCGCTCCTGAACGGACGCCACGACCTCCGGCTCCGGCTCCGTCTTCGGATTCCAGGACTTCTTGTCTTTTGGTCGGCAGATGACCTTGGCGCGCCTTTCCGCGACGACATGAGCCAGCTTCTCGACCACCAGCGTGCCGCCTTCGACCTCGATCAGATCGCCAGGCCGAGGCTCGCAAGCGAATTCATGTTTTTTCAAACTCTCGTCACCAACCATCACTTCACATCGCATGGTTCTTCTTCCTCCGTTTTCTCGGGTTCTTTTTCATCGAATAGCTCATTGACCACCTGTTCGGCCGCCATGAGCTTGGGAAACTGCGACTTGTCGGGGGGCACTGCTTTCAAAATCGCCTCCGGCACGTTCTGATATTTGAACTTCGACAGGTCGCCGTAGGCAGCCGCCAGCATCGTGTCGACCACTTCATCGACCAGCCCGGCCGCGAGCGCATCCTCGGCAGTGAACCACGTCTCCGCTTTGAGGGCGTCGACCAGCTCTTTCTCGGTTCCTTGCCAGCGACTCATGTAAATGGACGTTATTTGCTTGTCCATCGTGGCCAAGCGGTCGGCTTCCTTGCGAAACTCCTCGGCAGTGCCGTGTCCACCGCTACGTGCGTTGTGAATCATCACCCAGGCGTTGGCTGCGATCTTGATCGTCGATCCAGCCATCATAATCAGCGATCCCGCACTGGCAGCGCGACCGTCGACGATCGTCGTCACTTTGCCGGACCATTGCTTGAGCTGACCGTAGATGTTGACGCCAGCAAAGAATTCTCCGCCAGGGGAGTCGATATGCACGTCCAACGGCGTCTTTGCGGTGACACCTTCGAGCGCAAGTCGGAATTCATTGGCCGAGATGCCCCCAAAGTATTCGCCAATCTCCGAATAGATGTAGATCGACGTGCTATTCGCCGCGTTCGTAACGGTGAGCTTTTCCATGATTATCTCCTGCCGCTCAAGCGGCTTCGGTGGGTTTGTGATTCATCCCCAGCGCAGTTGCCAACAAGCCCTGCGCGATAAGCGTATGGTCGTCGACACTCAGTAGTTCGATGGCCGCCGGCAATTGGTCCTTGGTGACGTTGGAACAGGCTTCCAACAGCTGCGCGTGGCGCGTTTTCGAGTAATTGGCCACCGCCAAGGCGACTCCGCGGGCGTCTAGTCCAGCAGCGCAGCTCGCGCGGATGCTCGACCCGACGATCGTGTCGCGGAGCGCGGAGATTTGGTTGTCGCCCTTGCCGTCGACTCCATAGAATTCATCAAGCCACTTCACGAAGTTTTTCGCGCTCGACGCCGCCTGCTTCAAGCTGATCGACTCCCGATCGAGAAAATGCAGCAGCCGGTCCATCAACAGCTCGCGGTGTGCTTGGTGAGCGTCCATAAGGCGGTTTTGAGGGGGTGTCTTCTCGGTTTCTGTGCTTTCAGCCGGCTTTGCGCCTGCCGGCTCTTCTTTGTCCTGTGGATTGATCGCCGGCGAACCAAACTTCTCACCGCCTTCATACGGAGGCATGCGGATCATGCGGCGCGCTTCGTTGCGGTTGAGAATCTCCGCTTTGACACCCATGTCGCCGACTCGCATCTTCGTCTCGATGTCCGGTGTCAAGAACGCATCCCAATCAAACACGAACCGATACCTGTCGCTTTTCCACTCCGCGTCGGTCAACAACTTGCGGCGGAACTCCTGATCCATCCGATTTGCCCACCGAGTGAGCGTCATCTGCTTGTAGACTTCGTTCTGCTCTTCGAGGTTGGCTTTGACGGAAGAATCTTCCAGGTAGCCAAGCTTGTGGGGCGGCAGATTGAGCAAGCTGGCCGCATCGATCTTGCCCATCTTCTTGGCTTCCACCCACTCGGAATCGACGTTCGACATCGACACGGGACTGAATTTCATCGCCTCCCACAGGACCGCCACCCGTCCAGCGTTATCGGCGCCACTATGCAGCCGCTCCCATTCGTCGCGCAAATTCTTCCGCGCATCGGGCGACAACTTGCCTGGATGCTCCAGCACGCCGCTCGGTCGCGCGCCGTTGGAAAATGTCTTGTTGCCGTGCTTGTCGATCGCCAATCCTTGTCCAATCGTATTTTTGGCGATTTGCCAGAGCGGATAGCCCCAAATTCCATCACCAGTGAGCCCCTGAATGTGAATCACCTCATCCGGACCGAAGATGTACTCCCGCCCTTGCGTCGGGCTGTTGTAGTGGTAGAGCATGATCTGCTGACCATCGAACTGGATCAGCTCGGGCCACAGGCAGTCGGGGCGCAACGGGATGATGTCAGACACCCGCGAACCTCGCCGCGGAGTCCAAGCAACGCCATTGCCCCAGATAAGCGCCCACTGAATCAGCGTTTCTATGAATACGTCGTTTCTTTGGAGCGCATTGGGGCGCACTCGCAACAACTGCCATGCGTTGTGCTCGCGCTGATCATAGAACTCATCCTTGACCAGGCGAATCGGCACTTGCCCCAAGTCGCCTGCGATGATGTTGACGCCCTGCCAGAGCGGACAGTGCGTCAACGCAGTGTAGCCGTTGACCACGACTCCAGCGTCCGACCGTTGGTCACCGCTGGCCCAGTCGATGTACCAGGCCGCTGGGTTCGCAGCTCCGCTGGTCGGTCCCGTGTAGTTCGAGACTTCCATCGCGTCGCCGTTGGAGGTGCAAAGGTATTGGTTAATCACGCCGGAGTATCCTTTTCACGAATCCATCGCCGAAAAGCTTGTCCCGAATCTCGTTGGTAAAACTTTCGTCGCCCTGGTAAATAGCCATCTCCAGCGAATTCCACAGACGAACCCGTGCGGCGCAAATGTCATCAGTGAATGCTGGCCGATGCCAAGTGCTCATAGCGTCAAGCTCCCCGGCAAGGTATTGGTTAATCATCGCGCAAATTCACTGCGATCAATCGCATTTGGTAGGCGTTTTGGTTCATCTCACGCACGAATCCGAGCGCTGCTTTGTATGCCAGCCCGGACATTATCTCTTTGTCCAGCGTCTCCATGAGTTTTTTGCCGCGGTCGGCTGTGTCGTCCACAATTCCGTCTAAATCTTCTTTCATGCTCATAGCGTCAAACTCCCCGGCGTCGAGTAAATGGATTCCTGATCGGGATTCAGCATGTTGGTGTAAACCGACATAATCAGCGCCACGACCCCGTCAATGTGCTTGCGAACCCCGCCCACCGTCTTCACCGGCTTGATGTTGTCATTCTCGTCACGCTTAATCGACGTGTTGCCAATCATCCAAGCCATTACGGGGTCACAGCGGCTGTCGAGCGAGCCTTCCGCCACCAGCCCCTCAATCTCTTTGGAAGGCGACGACAGCGACATTGCCCCTTGCGCAATCTCGATAACTTCAACGCCTTGGTCGTCCGACAGGAATTGCACCGTCGAGCCCGCGTAGGCACGGTCCATTCCCACCATTCCGATGCTGTACTTCTCGATATCTTCGCCCATCCGCTTGTGAACCTGACGATAGTTGATTCGCTCATCGGTTGAGAGCGTCACCCAGCCCTGCTGCACCCATTCGAGCACCGGAATCTCGAACTCCGAGGACAACTCTACCGCTCGCTTCTCGGTGATCCAATAGTGGCCGTAGCAGCGAGGAGCATCGCTGTGCGGCTGGAACAGAACCCAGGCCGTCCAGTCGGTCGTTTGCGACAAGTCGAATGCTGCGGTCGTCTGCGGTCCCACGGGAAGAGGTCCGGGCTCCATCGCGCATCGCTTCCAATCGTGAATTGAGATCCAGGGATTCGCCGACTGCTGCCAGATGTTGAGCCGGTACTTTTTGAAGTCCGCAAACTCCGACAGCGACCCCTTCGACGTGTTGTAATCCGACAGAAATTCGCTTTCCTTGACGGTGTGGCCCATTGCCGGGTTGGCCATGCGTCCGAACTTAAGCGGATCAGCATGGATCTCGGCATCGTCGATGGACTGCGGGGCCGCGTAGATAATCGCCAGCGTCTGATCGTCATGGGCGCTGCCATCGATGACACGCTCCGCGTAGTCGAATCGACCCTTGCCGTAAGACTCCGGTTCGTCTCCGGCCGTCGAAACTTCGACTTGCAGCGGTTCCGCGCGGCTGATGCCGGCGCGACTGATACGCCGCATGTGCTGCTTGTCGACAACGTGTACTTCGTCAACGAATACACTACCGTTGAGACCTTCCTTCGCCTTTTGCGTCGCTACGTTGTCGGATGACAGCGGGAGGATCAGAGACCGCGTCGGCTCGTGAAACACGCTCCCAGTTGTCTTGTTGATCTTGCATTCACCGAGCAGCAGCGGACTCTGCCGAATCATCTCGTGAATGTGGCGGACTACGTTCTCCTTGACTTGGGAGCCATCCTTTGCAGTTGGAAAGCACTTCTGCCCCATCTCGCCGTCACCAAATGCTTGATAGCAGCACCACGCCGCAAGTGTCGGGCTTTTCTTATTCTTCTTTGCAATGAAAACAATCGCTTTACGAAAGCGGCGCACGACGCGGCCCCAATCGTCAGAATTCCGCACCCATCCAAAAAGCCGCATTGTTGCTTCATATTGCCAGTCCTTGCACTCGAAAGGTTGTCCGGCCGCCTCACCTTCGTACAGCCGCAGGTAGTCGTACATCCAATCGACAACGAATTGCCCGCGCGACTCGTCGAACCAGCAGCCATTGCGCACCGCAAGCTCGTCGGATGCGTCTCGCATCCATCGCTTGGTAACGGCGTCTGGTTTCACTGGTGCGATCAATGGTTACTCCGGCTTCGGTGGCATGGGGAGCCAGTGGTTATACTCATGTAGTCGTGACAAGGGTTCGCCATCTTCCGTCGAATCGGGGTGCCACCATAAAGGTCCGTCTCCCGTAAGCCTGTATATTTCGCCGTACTCCCACCGCTCGAATCGCTGGTCGTACATTTGTATTCTGGCTCGATCTGGGTACTCGACTTCCGGCGGCCGCTCCGTCACCGGGATCGGGCGGGGCCAACTGTCACCGGAGCCGTGGCGGCAGGACAGTTCGTAGCTTCCGCAGTCTTCGCAATAGTTATTCACGCCTGCCGCCTCCGCACGCCTTCCGCTTTCGGCTGAGTAACTCGCATCGACGACCGATCGCTCGGCGTCATGCCGAACTTCGCCCCGATCCTCGTGATGATCTCGATTGACTTGTGCTGAATTCCAACTGCCGGGTGTTGGTATTGAGCGCCCTTCTCGCTGTAGCAAGTAATCCCATCGCGGTTGATTTCGTCCTGCGCTTGACGGAACCGCTGCCACGCGACACAGTATGCAGCGAGCGCTGGGCCGTCCGCTTTGGCGAGCATTCCCGGAATCTTCGATAGCGATTCGATCGTTTCATCCCACGTATCCGCGGCAACATCACCAACTGTGGCGAGCCATGAGGGCTTTTCGGGGAGTTCGGACGGAGCAACGGCGCTCTCGCGGTCGGACCGACGAGCGGTTCCCTTGGCGAGTTTCAATGCGAGCGGCTCTTTTTGTGGTCCTCGCTTTCCCATAACCCAGACCCTCAAACCCCCTTATTCAAAACCGATTCAAAAATCTGCACGGCTGTCACGGCGGTGGGACGGCTATTCGTTTTAGAATCGAACCACCCCCCCCTTGATTTATTTGCTGCCCGGTCCGTCTCCGCCCCTCCGCTTGCGTCGTGCGTGGTGGCGACTGTGATGCGACCAGCTCATCGCGCGAAGATTGTCTTGATCTAGCTCCAGCTCCGGGTGCGTCTTGCGAGGCTTGATATGGTCAACGGTGTTTGCCGCGTGCTCTTCGTGCGTGCGTTGGCAGTCGGGGCATTCGCAGAGTGGACTGTCGAGCAGCTTGGCGGTACGTGCCTTACGCCATGCTGCGGAAGCGTAGAACGGGTCGGTGGCCTTGAACCGCCGTTGCTGCTCAGCAACCTTCGGATGCTGCTCACAGCGGCCGCCGCCACGCACTAAGTTGCGGCAACCTGACTTGGTGCAGACACGAAGGGGTTCTTTCATTGCAGCACCAGCTTTCCTTTGCGCGGGAACGTCTGGCCGTCGTCGGTCACTACGGATTGCGTCACGGTGTACGTTCCAGCTATTACAAGCACCCCAGTAGCGTCCACGGGAATCATCACGGCTCGGTTGTCGCCGTCCGGGTCTTCAAAGGCGGTGCCCAATGTTGGGGCTCCTGTGATCGGTGCAATCGTGGTGGCGCCCACGGTGGCAATGAATGCGGCGGCCGGTAAAGGCTCGGTGAAGTCCATCCGCACCAGCCCATCGAACCCCAGGCTCTCGACGATGTAGTTCGGTGACGTGGTCTGTGACGGTGAGTGAAATTCCCAACTGTGGTCGTCGTCGACAAGAATCGGTGATTCGTAGGTCGTGGGGGCTATTGATCCGCTGACGCCAAAGAAGCCGGTCTTTGCTGCTTGGCCGTCACCCGTGGATTTCCACTCGTATGACCAATTGTCATCGGGGTTTTCCGAATCCGGTACGCTCGGCTCATTTGCATCGATTCGACCAAAGTAATCGCCGACCCCACTTCTCACGACGATCGCGTCCACGCCGTACTCGTACGTCGACAGCGCACCGTTCGGCGTGCGCACCAACAGATAGACCTCATCGGGGTCGATCTTCGTGGTGCCGTCCGCTTCAGTGAACGTCACCCCAACTTCGACAAGCTGCCCTTGTTGGTAGGTATTCACACGACACATCCTATTTCCGAAATGGTGGCTTCATAAACGGCTGCGTCCGAAATGGTGGCTTCATAAACGGCTGCGTCCGAAATGGTGGCTTCATAAACGGCTGCGTCCGAAATGGTGGCACAGCCCGGAGCCGGGATTCGCCCCGCTCCACTCAATGTGCCCTCGCCCGCAGTCATCGCGCCGCTGCCGACGTTGGAAATCCAACCCGCTCCCGCTAGGATTCCAGCCGCCGCCAAGAGCTGGCCGGTGCCAGTGACTTGTTCGTCCGCGACAAAGATCGCTACTCCGGCCAGTTGAGCCGCGGCAGCCGTCATTGACCCAGTCGCCTGCACGCCAATCTGCCCACTTCCAGAGAGTTCCGCAGCAGCCGCCTCCAAGGCTCCACTGCCCACAATCTCGATCCAGCCGCTGCCGGCAAGTTCGCCCGCTGCCGACGCGAGAGCGCCGCTGCCGGCGAATCCAGCCGCTGTCACCGTGCCTGTGCCGCTCAGCCCTCCAGGGGCCGCCTGCATGGCACCAGAGCCGACCAGAGTAATCACACCCGCGCCGGAAAGTTCGCCGGGCGCAGCCGCCAGAGAACCGCTGCCAGTCACTCCAATCTGGGCAGTTCCCGCCAGCGCGCCCGCGCCGGCAGTCATCGCGCCCGAACCAACCAACTCGACCCAGCCGCTTCCGGCTAATTCCCCAGGAGCGGCCGAAAGGTCTCCCGAGCCCGTCACGACTGGCGAAGTGAACGTACCGGAGCCTTCGAGCACTCCAGCCGCTGCTGCGAGCGCACCGGTCCCGGTGAATTCCGCGAAGTTCTCTTGGCCTAGAAAGAATTGGAGCATGTATCATTTGTCGGACTGTTCTTTGTCAGACTGGTCCTGCGGATCCGGTTGGACGCTTCCAAAACCGGACATCCCAGCCGGCGACGCTTCCATTGCCTGCGACTCCGGCGGTGGCGTAAACGTACCAACGCCGGAGAGCTTGCCAGGTGGCAGCGTGATATTGATGTTGGCCATTGGTTAGCTCGCCTCCGGTTGGGTCCAGGTAAGGGAACTGACCGAGCACGTTCCGCCGGTAGTGAATGCGACCGAATTAAAATTTATGTCCGCTCCGCTGGTGCTGACCGTGCCGCTGATGACCGTCAGTCCGTCGCCATCTCGAAGGCGGCATTCAGCCGCCGTCCCGGCAACGGTGCTCGTGTCGTCGCTGATTGCGCTGGCGGTGGCGACTCCGTTGGACGCAGCACCAAACGCTGGGTTGCTCAGCGCCAGAGTTGCCAACACGGTTCCAAAACCGGCGATCCCGATTTGCAGGTCGCCCGGCGCGTTGACGTCGAGCAAATCCACCACCGCGTTGGCGGCAGCCGAGCGGGCAGCATTCGTGAGAGTTGCCATTATTCAATCCTTCCTAAAATCGTGAATGTGACGCCATTAGCCGGTGCTGATGGCCACGCCGTGCCAACGGTGATCGTCTTGCTGGTCCCGTCGTAGTCGGTGATTTTGCGCGCGACGCCTTGCAGAACTCCGCTGGTTGGCACGAGGGCCGCGCCGCTATACAAATCATCCGTAGCCGACAGTTCGGCATTGCCGACAAACGACGTTGTGGTGGCCGACGCATCGTTGACAGAGCCGGTGAGCGCCAAGTCATACGTCGCAGCTTTAATGAGCGACATGTCGGCCGCTGTGCCCAGCCCAGCCTGAATCGCCGTCACGGCCGTGGGGTTCGGGGCGTCGGGGAGGTCCATCTCGTCCCCGGGCGTTGTGATGTCCTGCCCGTCGCGATTGTCCGCCCGCGCGTGTTGCAGCGAGCCCGTGCCACCCGTCGTGACATAATTAACGTTGCTTTCGATGCAGGTGCCACCCGTCGCCACAGAGACGTCCAGCGGCGAGCCTGAGCCAGCCGTCGCCGTGCGGGACGTACTATTGCTGATCGCCAAGTGACCGCCCGACGTCACGTTGATGCCCAACGCGTTCCCAGCCGAACCGGCGTTGCCTTGGCTGCACTGCACGGTAACGTTGTCCGCAACAGCACTGCCGGCAATGGTTAGACCGCCAATCCCGGCGTCGTTGTCGATTGCGACGATGGTCGACAACGACAGATCACGCATGACACCGCGGACGCTGTTGTTGGTCCAGTTGACCGCGTTCGGCACGGTCCCTGTTGAGCCGTCACTCGCGAAGGCACTCGACAGCATGAACACGTCGCTCGACCCGTTTTGGCCTGCGATCCCGTCGAAGCCACTGAACCCGTAGCAGTCCTTGATCCAGATCCGATGGGCATTCGATAGATAAAAGCCGTCGACGCCGCCCGAACAATTCGCACGCACGCGCTCAAAGATGACGTCGCTCTCACCGGTCACGTCGACTGCATGGGAGACGAGGCCAGCAGAGTCCGCTTCCAGGTCGGACACATAACATCCCGATCCAACGTCGAGCGCATGCCGAGACGTCCCGGCAATCTGGAACGCCGTATTGGTCCAACCAGCGCCGGATAGGTGGACTCCGTCAGGCAGGGCCAGCGTCGTTGTGCTGCCAAAGTCGAAATCGCCTGGCCCGACGAAAACATGTTCGCCCGGTACGCCAGCAGTCAGCGCCGCGCGAACGGCCGTCCCGGAATCTGCGTCGTCGCCCAGATGGAAAAGAAACGTCCTCGTGAGTCCGGCACCGGTCGCCACTTGGACGATGTCATCTTCCGGCGCCTTGCTCGTGTGGGCCTGCGCGAAGGTCGCCAATGGCGAGTTCTTTGTGCCGGAGTTGGCGTCGTTTCCACTCACCGTATCGACAAACCAAATCCGCCCGCCCCGCTCGTTGAACGTGCCGCCAATGTGCCGCCACCAGGCGTCGGGATCGAGCACGTCGCATTCAATCTCAACAGGCAGCGCGCCACTCTTGTTGATCGTTACGACCAACCGCCCACGGGTTGCCGTGTCAGTAGCGTCGAGCGAGAGATCGTACTTACCCAGCTCATCGTGCGGCGCACCAGCGTCGCTCGCGCCTTGATCCGCATTGGCGGCCACGATGTTGCCGTCGGCCAGCGTGAGCCGAACGTCGGCCTTTTGGATCGTGAGCCCCGTCTCGGGCGTCACAGCATCCGTGGCATCGAGAAACTGCCAACTCTTGAGCGTGCGGGCCGTAGCTTGTTGGAGTGCAATCGCCATCTCAGCCGGCCCTCATCCGTCGGTAGTAGTTGGCAATCGCCGGGATGTTGGGCCCGCCGCCGCCACTCCCTTCGGCGTAGAGCGTGGCGACGTTCCCCGATTCTTCCGAGTTGAAAACCTTGACTTGCGCGAACGCGGCATTGGAAAACTGATCGCCACCCACAACGCCGATCTGCTCAGCCCAATAGCCACCGGCTTGGTTTTGAGTGCCCGCTGAACTCTCCGTGCCGTCCATCCAAAGACGCACGTTGTTGCTCGCGTCGTGCGTCATCAAGAAGTGGTGCCACGCCGTGCCCTGCGAAGGAGTCGTGTAGTTCTTGCTGCCGCCGCCACCGCTCGTGTACTGGACCGAACCGCCGCCGTTCCCTTTGATCCACGAAAAACTTGTGCCGCCAATCCAACGCTGCTCAACACCGTCTCCGCGTTTGGCCCACCAAGAAACGCTCCAAACATCACCGCTAGCAAACACCAGCCCCGTTGACGCTACGTCAATGTAGTCATCCGTGCCGTTCATTTGGAGTCCGGCCGTAATTGAACCGCCTGGACCGGCCAGCGTCTTGTCCGCCGTGTTGTCGCCCCCGTTGAGCGTGCCGTTGGTGCCGACGGTAGCTACAACCGTTGTCGAGGCGGCGTTGTCATTGAGCGGCCAGTGTGCCAGAAGTGTCATTTCGTTTTCCTTGGGGTTTGCCCGCCAATGTTCCCATCAGCGTGGCATTGTGGTTGAGGCAATTCGCTGCCTCCGTCGCGTGCGTGGCGACACGACTCTCTTCCGAAAAGTTTACGGAAGAGACCTTGCTCCTCGCGCCCGCGCGCGTACTACCGGTTCGTCGCCATCGCAATCGCTTCGTGGATGCGTTGTCGTCGAATTTCCAGTGATCCGTGAGGGCCATCTACTTCGTCCATTCCGCCCGAAAAAAGTTGACGGAACCGCTGTGGGGTGGTTATTGTTTAGGTATGAAACTCATCGCTTGTATTGCGGCGGCCTTGATCTTCGTCGCGCTGGCCTTGGTTAAGGACCGCCTCTTCGGTTCTGACGACCAAATCGTTTAGCCGCCATCTATTTAGCCCCCTGGTCGAATACGAGGCGGGTCCAGCTGCCATTTCTAATTTCGGTGGCTGCGTCGGAGTCTTTAAAAGGCACATTCCAGACGCCGCTCGGTCCGCTTTGGACGTGGATGTTGCGCCAAGTGAACAGATAGTTGCCGCTGGAGGCCTCGTCGACGAGCTCACGGATGTTGCAGCCTTGCGTCACGCAATTTTCGAGGTGCAAGTGACAAACCCCGTTGGCGCCGGTCATCTTGATGGCGCCGGCCTTGAGATATTTGATGTCACGCAACGTCCAACTACCGGGACCGACGTCGATCTGTGGCACTCGGATGTTGCGCTGCGGGATGGCTGCGGAGTTGATGGTGACGGCGGAGAAAGCGTAGGTCTTGGTCGTCTCGTAGTCATGCTTCAGCAGCATCGCCTGCGTCGCGCCGGCGTCCATGTCGACGTGGCCGATCGTCAACCCGCCTTCATTCACGTCGATCAATCCGACTCGGACACAAATGGTGCGCCCCGCGCTGGAACCCACGTGCGAGATTTGCCCGACGGTCGTCTTGCCGCCGCGTTCCTGCCAGAAGATTTGCGCCGGATTGCCGTGGGAGCGAATCGTGCCAAAGTGGTTGTCCAGGCTTTGCTTGTTCCGAATCCAGACGCCCGTGCCCTGATTCACGAATTGGCCGTCGTAAGGAAAATCGACGTAGATGTCATCCGCGTTGAGCGTGTCGGCGTGGTCGTCCTCGTCGCCGAGATAGCTCGCCGTGTTGGGGTCGTCGGTGTTGTGGCCGATGAGGATGGGCACCAGCAACTGAGTGAACCGCAGACGGTTGAAGTTGTGCTTTCCGCTGGCGTTGACTGCGCCGCCCGTCGACGTGTTGATCTGAATGCCGACTTCGGCGCGATCGGGGTAGACCGCTCCTACCGGCTCCAATCCGCGACCCGACACGCGGCATCCCTGGAAATTCAAATCATCCAAATTGCTTCCGGCATTGTTGAGGACGAGCATCTTGCCGTTGTTTCGACCGGTCCACACCAACTTGGTGATCCACGGTCCGTTGAGCGAGGAGGCGTCGCCGATCTGGCGCATGCGTCCACCCGCCCCACGCATCGCGTAACCGTGCTTGGGTCCAAAGACGATGGGCTCGGGGATCTCGTAGGTGCCGCCCGGCAACACCGCCGCCGATGCACTTGACCCTGTGGAGGCAGCGGACAGTCGCGTGGCGTTATTGCCAAATGGGAATGCCGGGTTAGCACCCTGCCGCAAGCCGAGATCGTTCTCGCGGTCGAGTCGCTGCCGCTCGACGGCTTCGATGCGGGCTTCGAGCAAATTGATCCACTTGGTCGTCTCCTCAGAATGGGCCGGGTCGCGCAGGGCGTCGATCGCCGTTTGCAGCACCTGGACTTGGCCGCGGAGATTGGCGACGGCGCGGTCGCGCTCGGCTACCTGCTCTTTGAGTAGGTCGAAGGGATCGAGTTGGGTGGGGGTGTCGGTCATGGTGCGGTCATTCGATTTTTGCCTTGACTGATGCAAGCTCGGCACGCAGGTCACCAATCAGCTCGAACAGCTTATTGATTTGCTCCGCCTGCCCATCGCGCTCTTGGAGCACTGTGGCTAGCTTGGCAATCTCTGTTGTGTTGCCAATCATGGCCGTGTCTAGTCGGCCCATCTGGTCGTTTAGCTGATGCGACCAGCTCCGCAGCCCCCAGCCGATTGTGGCAATCAACACGCCGATCGTGCTCATCAGCGCGATCATCACCTGGTTGAGAGTCAAGTTTTTCTCCCCCACGTCCAAAGCCGTCGCATCCGAGGCGGCAAGCATGGCCGTAGAGGCCCAACCCCCGAGGGCGAAAGTGATAATCGCGATTTTTAGCATGGTGATTTTCTGGTAATTATCATGGAATCAGTCGACGGGCGGCTTGCATCCGCTCGCTCGATTAGGCGTCGCGGTTCACTCCGGTGTCCGCGACGCCGACTCTTTTGTGTCTGCGATCCTGTCTCTCAACTGCTCCGCAGTGTTAAAAGAACACTGCATCCCTAGGCGCATGCCCCGATCTCAACCTGTTAATTATCTTCATAGGCTTCACACCCACTTCTTCCGCCCAGGCTGCTACACACTGCGTGTGACCATCTATCGTCAGCAGCCTGTTGCTGCGAGTATTCCTCGCTTGCGCTTTTGCATCACTCCAGCGACAGTTTTCGGGATTGTAATTTCCGTTTGAGTCAATCCGATCGATCGAGTGTTTGTTGCTTGGACGAGCACCCATGTCCAAGTAAAATCGCTCGAACGATTGCCGCCATTCCTTACACACAGTTATCCCGCGGCCTCCATAGCGTGGATAACTGCCATCTTTTTCGTCGTAACACCTACTCTTCATTCCAGACCAAGTCGAATACTCTGTTGACCTGCTCATTCCGTGCGTACTATTAACGCCAGCTTTGTGGATCCTCGCACCACAACTCTTCTGCCTCTGAAGATTACCTGACGCGACAACTTTCACTGCTCCGCAATCGCATTCGCAGAGCCACAGGGTGCTTCCAGATTTACTCGCACCGGCGTATTGCATCACAACTAGCGTGCCAAACCTACAACCATCGAGATTTTTGAAGTTATGAACCGTTGGAAGATTGTCTTGAGTCGTATGCATCGGCAATTTTCTCCCGAAGGATATCAGCAACCCACGTTTCGCTTTCACTGTTAAGCGATAGGTCCCGCAGATGGCTTTGTAGTTCCGTAATTATTGATTCCGCTAGTCCGTCGATGCGCAGGTCTTTCAAGTGGGCTTCCAGGCTAACCCGGTCGCCAGACCTCTCGGTTTCGTCGCACGGGCTTTCCATCGCTCCTTGGCGGGCTCAACCACGGCCAGTCGATCGCTTCGTATTCGTTTCCATCCGGCCAGCGGATGATTTGCACTCTCCTCGGTTTGATCTGGCGTCCGATCGCTTCGTAGGGACTCATGACAGCATGGGCTCCCATTCTCCATCACCAACCTTGATCGAACTTTTCCGCAACCCAATACGAACTAGCCACGCACAGGAGAGCGTCTGTCCGATGGCGATCGCCCAATAAGCCCACTTCGGTTGCCGGAATGTCACCTCAATGTGCGGCATGGATCTTCTCCCGAAGAATGGTGCGCGCCGCGGGGAGGTGTTCGCGACGCGCACCGCGGTGGCATGGCTTACATTTTGGATACTGTGGCCGGCTCCGTGATACCCAGCCATTGCAGAGCCAGCGCCCGGTCTTCCGGGACTTCGGCGAACTCGGGCAGCGTCTTGCGGAGCACCCGCTTCATTGCTGCGCGGCGGCCGACATCAGTCATCAATTCTGCGACCAATGCCTGGACCTGAGCCTTCGCCAAGTCGGCGTTGTCAGTCGCAATGCCCATGATGGCCGTCGAGAATTTCTCGAGGCCCAATTCGCTGAGCGGGCCGGTTAGAATGGCAAGCTTCGCCTTGGTCTCGGGATCGAGCGTAAAGCCGGTGATTCGTTCTAGCAACACCGCTTCAAGAATCTTCTCGATGTCCTTGTCGTCGAGAATCTTTGGCGTCACGTCAGCGATGCCCTTGGCAATAACCTGCTTCGAGTCCTTGTCGTCCAAGAGTGGCGACAGCACGCCGACAATGGCCTTGGCGATCGTTGCACGATGCTCTGGGAACTTCGCCACAACTTGCGGCAAGGCCTTGCGGATGATTCGCACGACCAGGTCGTCAATCTTGTCACCAGTAAACCAGCGCTTGGAAAAATCTTTCGCCGCGTTGATCGCACCGAACAGATTGCCGCTGCCGAGTTTGGCGAAGATCGGCGTCGCCCCTTCGAGGCCGAGTTTCTCTTCGAGAATCCAACCAACTCTGGATAGTTCTTCTTGCTTTTTGTCGACCCGCTTTTTCAGGAGCGCGAAGACCACGACGCCGAGCACGACCAACAACGTAAGGGCCAGGACGGTCGAGCCGCCACCAATGAGCCACCACATGATTCAAACCTCCAGGTACAAAGTTAAAAAGTGAACGGGGGTGCGACGACGCTAATCGTCGGCTGACTCTTGCGCCTTGCGAATCACGACGTACGCGCCAACGCCGGCCACCGCCGGGATCAGCAGCGCCATCGGCGAACAGGCGAGCAGATAAAAGATCGGATTGATGCCGGAACGATCTGCCGGCTGCGGTTGCGGCTGGTCGTATTGTGGCTGTTCCGGTTGCTGGCCGTACATCTTCACGAACATCCCGTCGCCAGAGACGTGGCCGACCTCTTGGCCAGGCTTCTTGAGCCCCATGCCGATCGGTCGACCGCAACTGCCGTCGGCGCACGGATCGTCGCCGCCGCCGCCGCGACCCCCGCGGAACTTGTCGAGCAGGCCCGCGTTGGCAGGCAGGGTGAGCACACACAGAGCAAGCACAGCGAGTGCGAAGCGTTTCATGGTTTGGTTCCTGTCGAGAGAGTTAGCGACCGAAGATTGCGACGCGTGCGTTGCCGTTCGTGCCGTCGCCGACGGCCACGCCGACGTCACGCCAATTGTCGAGTTGGTTTCGATTGTGTCCTCGAGAATTCGCCCACTGAGGGTTGACCGTTGCCGCCGGCGAACTCCCCCAAGCCAAGTTCTCGCCAACGCTGTTACCGCGGTAGCCAGCGGAACGAGCCGCCGCCATCGGGTTCTGTCCGTTCACGTTGTGGCCAGACCCGCGACGCAGTACGCCAAATCCACTTCCGCCACCTTTGTAAACGGCGTTGGTGCGACCGCGCGCAGCGGCCATCAGTGCGGGATCGAGCCGGAGCGGCGGTCCACCACGATACTGATTGAGCGCGTGGTACAACTCCGCTTCCGGCCCTGTGACCTGAAAACCCCACGCCGGACTGCGCACCATCGACCGCAGCGGCTGCCCTTCCAGGCAAAGCATCCCGCCGACGGCGATCATGCTAATTGCCGAAGCGACGCACAAAACGGAAATTGCTGCCAGTAGTTTGAACATGGTTTGGTTCGGTTTTGCGGTTCAGCAGCGGGAAGCTCGGAATCTTGCCCTCGATCCCCTGCATCACGGCAATCATTTCTTTTGCCCGCTCGTTGCGCTCCTGATCGCGGCGGGCCTCGATGACGTTGTTGAACGTGTACGCAGCCGATGCGGCGAGTACCGTCACGGTCGCCATCGCCGCAACGGCTACGAGTGTCCATAGTGCAGCTCTCAAAACAACACGCCCTCCATTTCTTCGATGGCTTCGTCATTGACGATGCTATGCGGACCTTGCGTGTTGATGATCTGGTTGCGGCAACAGGCGGAACTCACGGCCGTCGCTGGTCCGCTGCTGCGTCGCATTCCCGGCGGGACGGCCGGCTGTGAATTGCCAGCGAAGCACCCGGCCAAGTGGTGCGTGACCAGGAATTTTGGCCAAGCGATCGTGATTCGCCACGCGATGTAGACAATCGTCAGCGGCGCAAGGGCCATCTTGAGCGAGACCATCCGCGGCGAACGGCAGTGTTTGCGGATCAACGGAGCCTCTTGGTCGAGGTACAGCGCCGTCGAAACCATGTAGTACAGCACGGCCATCGATTGGAGCCAGAAGATTGCGAGGTCGTAGATCAATCCGGCCTCCCGAAGATCGCGACATTCCGGCTGCGGTACACGCCGACGCCGATATCCGCGTAGTGCTGATTCACCCAGCGGTTGTTGATGTTCATCCAGCCCTTCATCGCCATCGCGTGGCCGTAAGATTGTTTCCAAGCCCAGACGGCGCGCTCCGGTGTAAAGTCCTGCGCGAAGTCCTCGTTGACCGGGCCGCGATAACCAGCCTTGCGGCACGCCTGCGACGGCCAGACGCCGCCGGGGTGGTGAGCGCAGGCATTGGTCATCACGCGGGCCCGCTGCCGCGCCACGGTCATTAGGGTTGGGCTGGGTGCGAGCGGCGAAAGTCCGCACACTCGGCGATAATGATTCACCGCATCGATCAGCCGAGCTTCGTCGAGCGTGAGTCGCGGTTCGTTCGGGTAAGGCTTCGGCGGTTGTTGTGGCTCACCACGCCGCAATGGTCGAGTGTCGAAGATCGAGAGTGGCGAACGGAACAGTTGCCGCTTGGCCTCCGTCCTGCGCTCGATGACTTGCTGCACCACCTGCGGAGCGGACGGCAAAACGTCAAGCGGTGCGAACGCCAGCGCAGCGCCGACGGCGAGCATCCAGAAGCCGGATAGGCCAGTGAGCGTCAGCATGGCAAGGATCAGTCGCACGCTACTTGTCCTTTGGCCGCTTCTCTTCGAGCCAGGCGAGCAACAGCGCAAGAAGCACGATCGCCCCCATCACCAGGCTCACGATCCACAGCATTTCGAGCCAGAACATTCCCCATCACCACTTCCCGTAGAGCGCCGTCCACAGTGCCGTCACAGCCCAAACCAAGGGCTTGGTCGCCACGAGGGCGATGAACAACAGCGTCCCGAATAGGACCCACCAAAACATCAGGACTCCATCGGGCCGAACATTTGTTCGGCCACGTCGATCACCTTGGCTTTGAATTTTGGGTACTCATCCATCCAGCGGTGCAAAGTTCCCACAACTTCGATTCGATTTGGCAATGCTTCTCCGTTCGACTCCCACACCAGTTCGTGGCCGCGGAGCCAGCTCATCCGCTCGTGCAATCGAAAGTTTCTCCTGTCTTGAACGAACCAGTGGGGCTCCACAATGTTGTCGGGCATCGCGATCTGCGGCCTGCCCCACGGCCGCGTGAGGTAAGCCGCGACTTGCGCGACGCCCCAGCGGTGCGCAAGTGGGCCGCCCAGGTGATACACTCCATCACTGAAAACAGCGGCTTCAACAGAGAGATCGCGGTAACGAAGCTCTCGCAAAAGGTTAGTGACTCCAAAGCCGACTCCCCAGGAGTAAGCGACGAGCATGATGCGCGGTCGCTGGCCGTTCATTCCGCAACGAAAAATGGTCTCCGCAACGTCGCTCCAATCGGTGTTCCACGGATGCTGCACCACGCAAATTCCGCGGTCTTTGAACTTGTCCCAGAGTTGATGCCACAGAGCCGGCACACCCTGATGGCTCTGCCCCATCGTTTGCATGAAGCCGGGGATCAGCACGATCCATTGGTTGATCGGCCGCGGCATGATTGATCCGATAAACCTCCGTCTCGATTGAACGGGCTCCCTGACCCATGGCAAAAAGTGGCTCCGGCTGGCTTCGCTCCAGCGTCTCGGGCTTATGAGACCCGCGAGATACTTGACTTCTCCACGGCGCAAAAAAACGGCGGGCACCAGGTTCCAAGCAAGGAACAAAGTGCTCGCCGTTTAGCGAGGGGCCACGCGGCCACATGGGTTGTCAACAGGAATTTTGCGTAACCAACCCCCGAATGTCAAGCGCAGGGAGGATGGCGCGGCTTTTTGCGGTGCCTGACCACTGGGCGGGGTCGCGGAGATTCACTCACCCGCACGAAGAATCGGCGGGGATTTCCCTCTACGGGCTCGACCGTGAGGTAGCGGCCATCGGGTAATTGCTTGACCTTGCCGGCCTCGACGAACGTGGCGAATTCCATGCTGGCATCCTTGCTGGTGTGTCCTGGTCAGCTCTCAGCGACGCGCGTGCGGGCCTCGGCGGCGTCGATTTCGTGTTCCAAATACCAGCGGGCTTTTTTCAAGTCCTCCAGCCGATTGACCTTGTGGTCCGCGCGGCAAACGTACTTCACCACGTTTCCGAGACAGAAGCCCAATTGCTTCGCGTCGATAAAGTCGATGACTTCGATGCCGCCGGCTGTGTAGTGGGGCGGGTGGTTCACGAGGTCGGGCTGAGCAAGATTGCCGGTCGTCGGCCTGCGCTTTGGACGCAGCGGTGGAGGCGGTGGCGGATAGCAATATTTCGGCCGTGGCGGTGGCGGTGGCATGTGCTCCGGTTGCTGCGGTAGTTGTGTCCGCGGATTGCCTTCGCACTTAGGACAGACTTGCCTGCCGAACAACCAGTCGCATCGAATGTAGCCGAGATCTTCGCACCGATCGCACATGTATTGTTTCAAATGTCTCCTCCTTCGGTGTCGGCGGGCGGCGTGAGCTTCCGCATGGGCGTTAAAATATCGAGCGAGTAAACCCAACCGCCTGGGCGCGACATCAGATACTTCGTCGCCCACACCGCAACTACGTGACAACCGGTAGTCTGGAATACGCAGAGGTATTCCGCATGTTCCTCCAGCTCGCTCTCCGCAATCGGCTGCTCCCGCTGGACGAGCTGCTGACAAACCCACTCTGTCCGCTTCGCTCTGGCAGCGCACAGCGACTCGGCAATAAGCTGCCACTGCTCTTTTGTAGCGACGCCACTGCGCTCGATAGCTGCATAGACGCTGGGCTTGATTCCAATGCGTTCCGCAAATTCTCGCATCCCGACATAGCAGGCAATTCTCCCCTGCTTGAGAACTTTACCAATTAGCGATTGCTCGTTTTCTTGGTATCCTGGGAAGCCTCGCTCACGCAATATACGGCCGACTTCCTTTTGTATTTCTGGTGCTATAGGCACGGACTCAGAATCCGGCTCCTCCAGCTGGGCAAGCCGGGCTTCGAGTTTTTCTTGGTGGTCAAGTTCTTCTTGGCGGGCAAGCGCGGACTTGAACTGCTCCTTGATGCCCCGCTCGTTGGCTAACTCGGCTTCGAGTTCCTCGGCACGCTCCCGCAGCCGCTCATGGGGCACGCACTCTTGGAGCTTCTTGCCGGTGTCTTCGTCAATCACGCAAGCGCAGCGCACGCCCGGCAACTCTCGGTCGTCGTCGGTCGTGACTTTGGTGAGGTCTTCGAGTTCCGCGATGCGGGCGGTCAGCTGCTCGATCAGGGTGGCGTAGGCTTCCTGCTCTTTAGCGAGGGAGTTCCAATAGGGCTCACGATGCAATTCGTCAATTAGTGCGCGGCTGCGCGACGCTGCCGCCTCAACTCGCAATTGCTTGGCGGCTTCTTCCGCTGTCATGTCAGTTGCCATCGGTTTGCTCTCCCTCCCCGGCGTTGCCGGTGTTGAATAGTTCGGGGTGCGAGGCGCGGAAGGTGGAGATCTCCTCGCAAAGCTGGTCGGCCTTCTCAACTGACTCGACGCTTCCGCAAAGAGTGTCGAGCAGTTTCCGTGACCTCTCCGCAATCCCCGCCAGCTCGCGGAGTGTCATGCGAAGGTCGTGGATCGTCGTCGCGTTCGCATTGGCCCGGTGCGACTCCGAATCACAAAGCTCCTGCAACTCGTGGATGCACGCAACGCTGCACTGGTGCTCCGTCTCGGCGGGGAGCGGGAGGGACTCTTTGACGCCTACCAAAAGTGCGTTCAGCGAATCGGCCGTGACGAGAATGTCCCACGCTTTTCCGCTTGGCTGCATTCCCAACACCGCGTATCCATGGATTAGTCCTTCGATTGGCCGCGCAAGGTAAAAGTCGGTGTAGCCAGGCCACCGTTTCATCTCCTCAACAATCTCGGCTTCGGCGCGTTCTGTGTCGGTCATAGGGATGACTCCTAATTTAATAACGTGACGGCGGCGAGTACGGACGTGAAGACGACCATCGCAAACCACGCCCAGCCAGCGGCGCGTGAGTGCCGCATGTCACGGAACATATTTTCCGCCGCCATGATAGACAACAGCACCAGCACAACAGTATTCACTCTCCACGCTCCTTGCTCCGGCGATAGGCGGCTCCACCGCTGCCTTGCGGGGTTGGCGGTCGAGGTCCAAGTTTCAAGAAACCGTCAGCGTCCACTTCCGGAGTGTTCTGCCCGCCTTTTGACATTGGGCCTTCCGTGAGAGGGCGCACGCCGAGTTCCCTTGGCGCCGTCCCTGCGGAGCGCGATTCCAGGCGTGACAAAACTTGTTTCATTGCGGCGATTCGTTCGTCGATGGTCTTGCTGATAGTCCTGCGGTAGCCGGTTCTCCGGTCCACGAGCAGCATGAACTCAAATTCAACAACTTCGTGCAGTTCCGCGTCGGTCAGCTCAGACATCGGTCGGCTCCTGGGGTGGTGGCTCTAAATCCCGTTCCTTCGCAGTCGTCGCAATCGGCGTACAATTTGATTTCGCAACAGCCGACTTCGACTTCGCCGCTCCCCTGACACGTGGCCGGGCGGTTAAGCTTGCATCTCTTTCCGAATCAATGCTGCCGTTTGTGCAATGTCGACGTTCGGACCGGGCCAGCCTTTTGTGTCTTCGGTCACTCGCCGCAGCCAATGCGCTACGGTCCACGCGACCCTCGATTCCACCGGATCGTTAGAGTGGCGGGAAATAGCCATCATCTCACGAGCCCAACGGTTTACTGTCGATCCTGCTTTCATCCTTCAATCCTCCTCCCGCCCCGTGCGTGGCGCTTCGTGCTGGGCTGCTGGAAAACTCCTTACTCGCAAATCTTCCGGCCACTCTTCGGGGTCGCCACCCTTCTTGTCGCGGATGAAACCAAGAGTCCAATATCGCGCCGATCCGTCTTCGCGATATTGGCCGTCTCCCTCCTCGCCGAGAGGACAGTCCAATATCGGTCTCGACCCCAGCTGCTTGATAAAGCACGGCACGCCGGCCGCTTTGCACTGGTCGCGGATCGAGCGAATCCAATTGATGTCGCAGGGCCGCGCGTGCGGCCCGCTCTCGCCGCCGACGATGACGAGTTGCAGATAGTTGAGCGGTGTTATCGTGTTTCCGCCTTCACCAACTAAGTCCAACCGCACTTCAGACAACAGCGGCTCTACACTGAGCCACCTCGGGCCGCCGCCGATTATGTCAAACAGAACCATCGCTCGCTTCGCGGTCCCTTGGCTGGTAACGCTCACGCCAGGCCATACATTTTTAGGTAGCGGAAATTGGTGGGAGAACTGCCTTAACCGGGAAGCCCGCTTCGTCAGTATCATCCATTGATGTGGTGAGTTGGCGATTTCAGGCAGCATCGGTGCTAGCCAATCGAGCGGCAGCGATTCGGTGAACGTATCGCCCATGTCATTCAAAAAAATAATACGAGGCAGCCCGTTGAGCCACGGCTTGTGCGGCCGCTCTTTGCCAGTGAGATCGGCCCATCGTGTCGCCGGAGCCAATCTCTCGGCAAACACGGCTGGCTTGTCGAACGACTCCGGCCATCCTTTGCGTCCGCCGTACCGTTCAGTCAGCGTTCCCGCGTAGCAATGATTAACGCCAGACTTCGGGTTCCACAATTCGCAACCATCGCAGCCCATTTGCAAGTTGAGCGTTGAGTCCGCCCACTCAATATCGGTCTGAATTCCCATGCTCTCCTCCTGCCGCGCGCGGCTAAACCAACGACCCTGCTACCAAACTCTGCTCCGACAACTCCGGGAACATCGCCAGCGCGTGATTGGTGTACTTACGGTCGCCAAACTTGTAGGTGTCGATCTGCATCGCTTCTTCGAGTTCCCCGTAACTCGGCTGCCGCGCATGCTCGGGGCAGCCTTCCTTGGTTTCCAAATCGTAAATCGCAGCGCGAATCAGCAGGCAGCGGCGACAAATGCTGCCAGTCCACTGCTCACCGAACGTGCAGGTGTGCTCAGCCAACTCCGCCAGCGCCACCACGTGCTCCTCGTCCGTGTCGTAGTATTCGCGGTCCGCGACGATCGCTTCGTCCGAATCCGACCACTCGCCGCAAATTTGGCACTCCTCGAATTGCTGCTGCTCCACGCGCAGGCACCACTCGCCGGCGGCAATTGTCTGATGGCAGTCGCAGCACTCTTGTGATTCCGCGGCGCGCTCGAATACTTCGGTGTGGACTTCCGCCGTCCATTCGCAATCGTCGTCGTAAAAGCACATGGATTTTCTCCTGCCGCTACCGGCGGCGAATTCTCGGCCAGCCCATGTCCCACCACTCGCAGCCATCGCTAAAATCAATCCGAGAATCAAATTCTCCGCCTGCTTCCTCGGTCCATCGCAGCCCGTAGGCTTTTGCCCACGGCCACTCGACAAACTCGTCTTCAATCGAATCGTACACGCGGTCGAGCCACTCCCCTGGCGGCATCGGATTCTGTTGGTCCCAATTCGAGATCGACCAGCCAGAATCAATCCGCACCACAAAGTAATTCGGTCGGAACCTAATTGGACTCAGGCCCAAAAGCAACCGGCCGTCGCCGAATAGGTCGGTGACCAGCCGCGGCACCACAAGATGCCGCGCTCCCCATAGGTGCGTTAGCGTCCTGCGCTCAATCAGCGCGCGGAGCTGGCGGGTGTTTTTCGGATTCATCGTAGGAGCATCTCGCCATTCGATTTTCACTCGTCCCATCCCGCACCTCCCAGCCCCTACGTTGTATGTAACCAGCCCAATTCAATGGCTGTGGTCCGCAGCATTTTCACTATTGTCGGCGGCATGTTGAACCGCTCGGCGTTGACGAGCAGGCTGCGTTCGAGCGAGCCGTCGGCGTGACGCTCGCCCGCGGCCTTCCAATCCGCCAGCATCTCGATCAAGTCCAACAGGCTCATGTCGAGCACGCCGTTCTCGTGATACTCCGGATGGTGACCGTTGTTCTTTTGGTGGTGCTCGATGCCGGGGCGGATTGAATCCAGCGACGCCTTGTACTCCGGCGAGCCGTAAGTAATCCCGCGGAGCCGCGAAGTCGCTACCGCAAAGTACGGCCACTCTTCCTCGGAAAACTTGCTCTCATCGTGAACCGTTGCCCGTGACCACAAATTCGCTGACACGCCACCGAGCAACTGTTGCACCCGTCGAATGTGCTTTGCGGTTTCTCGCATCGCTTCGTCACGATCGACTTCACTTTGTACCGCCATCAGTTTCCTCCCAGCCCCTACCGGGGCGACCTCGATCAATACTCGTCGTCGTGATAATCCAGTACCGGCTGCACCGATGGTGAGTAAATCTCTACCGGCCGCTCCCGATACTGACGCGCGAGTTGCATCGCCACCGTTTCGCTACAGGGCGTGATCGCGTAGATGCTCGCCGTGCCGATGAGCTTCGTGAATGCCATACGGTCATCGACTTGCGGTACGTCGATGCGGACGAATCCACAGCCGGCGATAACTTGCTCAGTCACCTTGCCGGCGAATCGGCGATGCCCCATGAC